TAAATCAGATTTGGCATATAAGATGCAAAAGAAAGCAGATTATATAACAGAAACAATTCGATTTATGCAGCAAGCCAGTTAAGTAGGAGGTTATGAAGTGACCCCTTTGCGAAATTAATTTTAAAAAGGGGTTTACTTTTTATTCAATATGTAGTATAATAGTACTCATATAAAGAAGAAAGTAAACCAAATTATACTATGAATATATTTATTTTAAACGAAGACCCTATCAAAGCAGCACAAGACCAGTGTGACAAACACGTAGTAAAAATGATTGTAGAATCAGCACAGATGTTATCTACAGTCCATAGAATGCTTGATGGCACTATAGAAAAAAGACCATCTAAGTCAGGTAAAAGAATTCTAAAATATTACAAACTTTCCGACATAAGAGAAGATATACTATACAAGGCGGTTCATCATAACCATCCATGTACAGTATGGTCTCGCGAGTCTTGTTGTAATTATTCTTGGCACTATGAACATTTTATTGCCCTTTGTGACGAGTATACATATAGGTATGGTAAAGTACATTCAACCGATACTAAGTTAAGAAATATATTAAAAACAATGCCAAACAATATTAATAGAGCAGGTGGTAGAACACACTTCAAACTTGCAATGGGTTCAAACCCAGAATGTGTAGTACATGGTTTAGGTGGCACCGATGCTGTACAATCGTATAGAAATTTTTATCACACAAAACAAGAGAGATTTAAAATGGATTGGACTAAAAGAAATATACCAGAGTGGTTTAATTATGCCTCTGTATGATATCATAAATAAAAAAACTGGTGAAGATGTGGAAACAGTCTTTATGAGTTGGGATTCTTTACAGGAATATTTAAAAGATAATCCAGAAAATGTACAAAAAGTAGGTGCACCTGCTATCGTATCTAAAGGTACTCAAGGAGCATTACAGAAGGCTGGTGATGGCTGGAAAGAAGTACAGGATAAGATTAAATCAAATATTCCTAAATCATTACATAAGAACATTAAAACAAAATGAATAAACTACCAGCAAAGTTAAGACTAGAACATCTACACACAAGAGAGCCTCTTACTGCAAATCAAAAGAAAGTATTTGATTCTTATAAGTCAGGACAGAATCTGGCTCTCATAGGTGCAGCAGGTACGGGTAAAACATTCATTGCATCTTATCTGGCACTAGAAGAAGTCTTGGATAAAAGTTCGAACTATGAAAAGATAATCTTTGTTCGGTCAGCAGTACCGACTAGAGATATGGGATTCTTACCAGGCACTCAGGAAGAAAAAGAAGAAGCTTATAAGGCACCATATAAGGCAATTACAACTGAACTATTTGAAGACCCTACTGCATGGGATAAGTTAGTTACAATGAAAAGCATTGAATACTTAACAACTTCTTATATAAGGGGATTAACTATTCAGAATGCAATCATTATAATTGATGAAGCACAGAATTGTAACTACCACGAATTATGTTCGGTTATAACAAGACTTGGTAATAATACTAAAATTCTAGTATGTGGTGACCATTACCAATCAGATTTTAAAACGGAGAAAGATAAAGAAGGCCTTAATGGTTTCCTTTACATTCTTAAACACATGAAGTACTTTGACATTATTGATTTTACTTGGAATGACATTGTAAGGTCAGGCCTAGTGCGAGATTTCTTAATGACAAAAGACTTAGTAGACCAGGGGAAACTATGAATTTTATACATGAACCAGTTGATTTAGGTTATAGTGACTTAACAGCGACCACTTCCGAAGGGAAAGGAAGGGTATATAAGACGCCGGACGGTAACCAACTTCCCAGTGTTACAACTGTTCTTTCTATATTAAGTAGAGAGGCCATACAAGCGTGGAGAGCGCGAGTAGGGGAAGAAGAGGCAAACAAGATTAGTAGAGTTGCTTCTTCAAGAGGTACAGCCGTCCACGCGATACTTGAAAAGTATGTAGATAATGACCCGAACTATACCGAAGGTTATATGCCACATATTATTCAATCATTTCAAGATGTAAAACACATACTAGATAATAACCTAGATAAAGTATATGCTCAAGAAGCACCTTTATATTCTACACACTTAGGACTAGCTGGTAGAGTAGACTGTGTTGGTGTATGGAATGGTGTAAATTCAATAGTTGATTATAAAACTTCCCGTAAACCTAAAAAGAAAGAATGGATTACTGGATACTTCTTACAATGTGCAGCGTATGCAATTATGTGGGAAGAACGAACAGGGGTTCCTATTACTCAATTAGTAATTATGATTGCAGTAGATAATGAAGACCCACAAGTTTTTATCGAGCACAGAGATAACTGGACCGATAAATTATGGGATACTATTAAACAGTATCAAAAAGAAAAACGCATGGAAAATATATTCGGAAGATAGGAGAGAAAAATGTATGCAATGACAGTAGGGGATGAATTCCCATCATTTAGTTTACAAGGTGTTGATAAAGATAACAGTCTTGTGAATGTAACCGTAGAGGAATCTTACACACCACATAAACATGATTGGTCAGTAATTTACTTTTACCCTAAAGACTTCACATTTATTTGCCCCACAGAGATTTCTGCAATGGACAAATTAGTGGCAGAAGCAAATGTAATCGGTATTTCAGGAGATAATGAGTTCTGCAAATTAGCTTGGAAACAATCTAATGAACTTATCGGAAATATTCAACACACCCTAGCGGCTGATTGTGGTCTTTCACTATCAGAACAACTAGGTATTATTAATCAAGAAGAAGGTGTATGTTATAGAGCAACTTTCATTATTGATAAAGATAGAGTAATTCAGCATGTATCAGTAAACGCACTGGATACTGGCAGAAATGCTGATGAAGTATTAAGAACTTTACAAGCACTAAAGGCCGGTGGTCTTACTGGTTGTAGTTGGACCCCTGGAGAGGATTTTGTAGTATGAAAAACTTTAGAGACAAAATGGTAGCGGCTTCAATTAAATATATGGAAGCCCAGGCAGAAAAACACCAAATGAATGCCGAAATTATATTATGTAATCAAGTATCAGTTGGTGAACATTCAGACCAAATGGAGACCTTAGAAAAAGAACTAGGGCACATGGCAGAATATCACGATAAACTTGAAATGTTATTAAAATATTTTAAATAAACACTTTACATTTCTTTTCTTTTGTAGTATAATAGTATTATGAAAGAGAAGAAATTTATAGTATTTGATGTAGACGGAACCATTGTAGATGTAAACCATAGAAGGCATTTCGTAGACGGTACTCAACAAAAAGATTGGGTAAAGTTTAGAGAGAATGCAATACATGATACACCAATACAATGGGTCTGTGATAAAGCCAAAGAACACCACGATGCTGGTGATGTAGTAGTATTCTTTACAGCAAGAATGAATAGGGAAAGACCTATAACTAGTATAATAGTACTATAGAAAAGAGAAAATTATGAAAAATAAAATAGTAGGAAGATTAGTTAAAAAGAAAGGTTGCAAAGTTCATCTACCATTACCACTACCAGAAATGGTGGAACTAGCAATAAGTAAAGATGTAGATGCTTGGGATAAACTATGTGATATGTTAGTAGAACATAACATTATGGACCCAAGAGAAAACGTACATATAGACCACCTTGTTATTAATGGCAAGGAGAAGGTCTTTCATTAAGATGTTTGGAGAAAAAATGAAAGAAAATATAATATTAGTAGATTGTGATGGAGTTCTCTGCGACTGGGAATATTCATTTACACAATGGATGAACCATAAAGGATATCCTACAAGTAAGTATAACGAATACAATGTCGCTAAAAGATTTAACTTAACCAAAGAGTTTAGTAAGAAATGTGTTGAAGAGTTTAATGCATCAGCTGCAATTGCTTTCTTACCACCATTAAGAGATGCAGTCTATTACATGAAAAGACTTAATATGTTACATGGTTATAGG